ACTGTTGTAAGACCGTGAACTGTAACGCCATCACCAGCAGTATTTGTCTTGAATTGACCATCGGTAATTGTAAAATTATTAAGCACCGTCAAAGCCGTGTTAACATTATCCCACCGTAATTCATTCCAACTTGCGTGTGGTAAATTAACGTCTAAATCATAAAAATTATCTTCAATTAAATACACATTGTTATTAGTGGTAAAATTTACTTTTCCTTTATTGTGTGTATATGTTCCAGCCGCATTTCTGTTCCAACCATAACCGCTACCATCTCTATTAGTAATAGTAGTAGTTCCGCTTGTTGCGTTATACGTTCCTCCACTTGCTATTGTAAGAGTTCCAAATGTACAATCAGGATTTGTATTACTTGTTTTCAATACACCATTAAGAAGCACATTTCCAGTTACTATTAATGTTTGGGTGCCACCATAATCACTTAATTGGCGACTTGCGTTTATTGTTAAATCCCCACCAATAGTAGGCGCATCAACGTAATAATGGGTATCAGCAATTATGACATCATTAACTATTGAAGTTGCGCCAAGAATATCCCAATAAGTTCCTCCACTAATAGTCATAGTTCCAGCGTGATTAAGATGTCCACCATTATTGAAAAGTGAATAATTGCTACTGGCTCCGAAAACACTTCCTGTCGTTATATTCAAAGTTCCGCTTGATGTTGCTGTGACTGTCGCTGTGCTGCTATCTATTTTCAAAGCACCTAACGCTACTACTGAATCATTAAGAGTGAGTACTGCCGTTCCTGAACCTACAACACAATCTCCTGTTACTGTAAGTGCATAATTACTACTTGAATTTGTATCTAATGTTCCTCCAGTTATTGTAAGATTTCCACCAACAGTTACGGCTGAATACAGTGTGATTGTATCATTACCTCCATCAGGATTTATTGTTAAATTGTTAAACGAACCCGCTTCACATTTGATAAGCGTGTCTGCATCGGTTGTTACTATAAGAGTTGAAGTTTGAGGAATTACCGTTCCTATTCCTTTAAACGCATATTGAGAACTTTCACCATTGACAGTTATGTTGTTGTTTCCACAAGTTAATGTAGCACTTCCTTCAAGAGTTATAGATATAACTTCAGGATTTGTACCGTCTGGTATTACAGGGTCGTTTGATACATTTGGTATTATAACATCATCTGATGAAGTAGGTGCTGAACCCGTGTCCCAATTAGCATCCAAAGTCCAAACTGTAGACTCAGAGCCATCCCATGTGGTCGTAGCCATTAGGCCACCTCACTTACTAAAGCTATTTCAGAGTATATAGGAGCATCCATCCACTACACTTGCTCCGCATAAACAAGACATGTTAAATCTGCCCCGTTTCCCGTTGCATTTACACTAAGCCATCTTACTGGTGTAGTTGATATTGCTTTCAATGCATTACTGCTTGTTGCGATACTTATGTCATCTCCAACTTGTGTCCAATCTGAACCGCCTACTGCTCCAGGACTGTCCTTTAGACTTGCCCAGACTTTAGCGACTCCTACTACTGAACCATCAGTATTGAATATCTGAATCGAGTATCTGTTGTATATAGAACAGCTAAACGCATCCATCATCGTTGTTGCAGAACCGCCTACTGCGGTTACTGTATTTTCAAACAAACTTGCATTGCGACTTGCGTCCAATCTTAATTGTGTTCGCGTTACTGTCGATGCCATTAGTCAGCCCTCTTGGACTTACGTAGTCCTTTAGGCTTTTTAACTTTATCTATTACAGACTTCGGTGGCTTTACTTTTTTTTCCTTGGGTTTAGCTTTGGGCTTAAAAGGTCGGCCCCTACGCTTAGGAGGTCGGACGTGAGTCTTAATCCCCCCACCAGTAGCTTTTGGGCCGATTTCTTTTTGCTCGACAAAGACTTTTGAACCTTTGAGCTTCTCAAGTAGGCTTTCATCTTCAATATCACGGGTTTCTCCATTGCTCCACCCGAAGACATTGCCCGCCCTATTACGTAGGCGGCGATGAGTCCGCTTCCCAATATAGGTAATTTTGACCATTTAATTAGCCCCATTACCTATCTATTCGTCCAAGTCTCTTATGCTTCCTTGTGTATTAAACTTATAACAGATTAATTCACCAGCAGTAATCAATGCAAACTCGTGAGACATCTTTTGTGTGACTGCTACATTTGTGCTGTCTACATAAGTTGTTGGAGCTGCAATTCTCATTGCTAAGTTATCCATATCTAACAAGTATATTCTTGATGTTGAATCAGATTCAGATGCTGCGTGTTGTGTAAGGAATATTGGTATTCCATCGTATGAACCAACTCTCGAATCGAAAGCAAGTCCACCTTCTCCAGATACTCCATTCATACTACCTGCTCCACCACTCTTTAGGTCATAGTTCCAAGTTGCATTGCTTGATGTTTTCATTAATGCTTTCAAATCTTGGTATGTATCATATCCAGTTAATAGAATTAAACTACCGTAGTTTACACCGTTTTCTAATGCAGATTGAATTGCATTGTCCAACATAACGAGTGTTAATGCCGTTGGCGTGTCACTGTTGTGTTGTGTGAACGCATCTGCCCAAGCAGTTAGACCTGATTTATCCAAATCATAAATGTCTGCGTCACTTCTGTTATCACATAGTGCATTTGCTGCTGCATCAGATATTGTTACACGGTCCAAAGATTCAAAATTATTTCCTGCAACTGTTTCTGCGTTTCCTAATAACATTTGGTCAATGTAGTAAACGTGAGCTTCTGAGTTTTCTTTTCTCATAAATGCTGCTAAATTTCCAAGACCGTCATCAGCTTCAGAAAGCATTGCTGCTTTAGTTGATATTTCCCATGGCGTTACAATTTGTTTCAAAGTTGCTGTAATGTTTACAAGGTCTGGTTTGTCTGTGTCTGGTAATGCTCCACCAGCTTCAGAGTTGTTTTCTGCAACACCAGCAGTTGTGGTGTGTCTTGTAGTCATTACTCTCCATCCAGATTGAGTCCATGGCTCTTTCTTTAAGAGCTTGAATACTTCTGATTTAGTATTTAATTGACTGAACACCTTTGCACCAAACGTCGTATTGAACGCTGCGGATGGGTCACTTGTGTATGTCAAGTCGTCGGCTTTGCTGATTCCGTATCTTTTAGAGATACCAAGTTCTCCGCCGTAGTATGCGTTTACATATTCTTCCATTGTCATTCCCATGTTTACATTCCTCCGTCGTAAAGTGCTTCAAGTTCTTCAAAGGATTTCTCCACGTTGTTGAAATCTGTTTTAGTTACTTTAGGACTGTCAGTTTTTGCTGGAGTTGCTTTCTTACCAGCATATATATTTATTCCGTATTTCTTTAATGTTGTAAGTGATTTGTGGATGTCGTCAGCTTTCTCGGCTACAGATTTCTCTTCGTCCTCTGCTTCCTCTTCTTCTTCTTCTTCTTCCTCGTCTTCAGCCTTCTCTTCCATTTCCTCTTCTTCTGGAGCTTCCTCTTCTTCCTCTTCGTCGTCTTCTGCTTTCTCATCTCCCATTTGAGATTCTAAGTATGACATAACTTCTTTGAGTTTTCCAAGAGTAGCTTCCATATCCTTGTAAAGCTCTTCGTGCTTATCAAGTTCTGCTATCGGTTCATCGAGAGCTTCGCTCTTCTCAGCTTCTACCAATTCTTCAGTAGGCTCTTCGTGCTTGGCTCCACAAGTACATTCGCTCATGTGAAAACCCAGTCAATGAGTTTGGTATATAAAGAAAACTTAAACTCCGTATATTAACCTTTAGGCTTTGGTTTTGGAGGTTTAAAGTCTGAACGGCCCATTGCTGCCCTGAATTTCATGCCACTGGTAGTTCCTGTCGAACCATCTGGTTTGTGATACCTCTGCCTGAACTTTCCTGGATTTGACCATAACTCCGAACAAAATGCAGCCTCATCTCTAATTGGTTTTCTGGCCCCTGTCCAATCGGTTGTTAAATTAGATAACTTACGAGTATTCAACCTGCAATTATTAAACCATGTTCCAGGCATTCTACTTCGACCTCTTGGTTTAGGTTTTTTTTTGTCGTCTTCTGGTTTTTTTTCGATAAATGCACCAAATTTTATCATACGCATTATATCATTAAGATAATCATTGGACTTCTGTAAGCGTTCTGTCTTTATAGTACATGGACATTCTGCCTTATCCAACGACTTGGCTTTGTCTTCCAGACTCTTACTCCAGCTATGTCCTGAATCTCCACCCATCATCTTCCACATTATGAATCCCTTACTTGGTCTTTTCTTATTATCAAAATTCTTACCTTGTGGGTCTACCTTCTCATGTCTTCTGTAATACTTGTGAATGGACATTGCCATTTTGTAACTTACATAATCCTTGTTTATCAAATGAGTATTGATACTCTTTGTAATATCACCTCCGCCATATCCAAATTCCTTACGAAGTTCTCTACCATACTTTGCCTCCTCTTTGACTCCTTTTGGTATCTTGTATTTTTCTATCTTTGTAAGTATATCATCCAAAGCATCTGATTTACCAAATCTTCTCGCTTGTATAGCCCTTTCCTGACGTATAGCTCCTGCCTTGCTATCGTGGCAACCCAACAGCTTTCGGTTCTTTTTAGCGTATAAACAATATTGGTCTCCTTTTCGCTCTATTATCTTTTCAACCATTCCTTCTATCTCATCTAATGTTACCTGAACGCTCTTAGATTTAGCCATAGATACGTCCGTGACTTTTGCCTCTGGGTTGGCTGGATTATCACCAACCCAAGATATTGACCAAAGAGAAAGTTCGTTAATACGATTGTGGCAGTCGTTTTCTGAGTGGCAGACTTTCTCCTGGTCTGTGGCTTCACCACGAATACTACTTGCACCCGATGGTCCGTAATCCTTAATCTCTCCCCACACCTTATCGTGCATGGCTATCTTATCATGGATTCCTATTCTAATCTTAACTTTTCCGTTCTTAACTTTGTAAGCTAATGGCAAACCGATTGGCATCTCTTCATGTCGATATGAATATACACCATATCGCATGTAAAAATCCATAGACTCTTTGATGGTTTCTGTAGGTATCATGTCGCCTTGTTTATCGACGACTGGAGCGGAAATATAAGTTTCCATTACTCTGTCATTATACCACTCTGGTCGGTAGACTTTCCAACCAGTGTTACTTTCGTCTGCCACAACCCAAATTATGGCATGTTATATTTAAAAGAAATTAAAACTCCGTATATTTGCCATGCAAGGGTTTATATGCACCCCTGATAATCTTACATTATGGCAAAGAGCCACACACACACAGAGTTAGTAGGCAAGTTCGTCTACTATCGCAAGCAAAACTACGCTTGGCAGTTCGGTAAAGTCAAGTCTGTAGTACTATATATGCGCGGTCATAAGAAGGGTCAATTGAACTACGCACGAATATCTACAAGGGAAACTGTCTACAATAAAAATGGAACTTGTAAGTTTGATAAACATGGTTATGTTAAAACCAAATGGACTGGACCATGCCGAAGAACTGATACTATCTATGAAGTACTTAGAGGAAAGAATACATGGATACCAATAGACAGGTGGTTAAAGTGAACATCGCTTGGAAGCACACTTACAAGAATAACCGAAGCACAGGCTATACTACTATGATAGTCAGGGCTTTGGCTAATGGTAAGTACAGAGTATTCGATAGATGCGATGAAGCAATTACTTCAGACGGAACTGGTACGTTTCAGTTGTTTGAATTACTTGATGAAGCAATTAGCTGGGCGCACGTATATGGAATGATGTTGGAGAACCCATAATTATGAAATGTAAACATAACATAGATACAAGCAAATCTTGTAAACACTGTAAGGCTCATTTAGACAGACTTGGAATTAAACCAAAGGTGTTTTCATTATGATTAGAAACAAGAAAGGACAAAGACATCCTAATCCTAATGGACAGTCTTGGTGCGGGCCTACTGCATTGACAGTACTTACTGGAAAGAGATACGACATCATTGAACAGGACTTACTAAAGAGAAAGAACCGACATGGTAAAGGAAGATACGTCTTTACTTGGAATGGTGGACGAAGATATATTCCTCATACTAAAGTACATACAATCAAAGGAATGCACAATGGACAGATGCGTGGAGCATTGCATAGATATGGATACACTATGAAAGACTCGGACAATCATGGAGCCAATCAAACCTTTAGACAATGGACAAGGGCCACTCATGGTAAACGAGGAAAGACTTGGTATCTGGTTGTTGCAGGAAATCACTACCTTGTTGTCAAAGGAAACAAAGTATGGGACACTACTACACCAGAGAAAGGAATTGCCATTACAAAAATAGCATGGAAGAAACGTGCAAAGATGCGAGAGCTGTTTGTAATAGAAAAAATAAGCCGTAACAAAACAAAGGGGGTGAGAAAATAGCTATTAAAACAATTAAAATAAAAAAGTCTGCAAGAGGACAACGCTGGTGCGATGCCAAAGCAGCTCGTGGCGAATTGTGCGATTGTATGTGGTGTGTCCATGACCGCATGAAAGCAAACAAAGGCATACGTCAAGTGTATGGTGATTGCTAATTACCACACAGTAGGTTCAGCAGTACCTGATAGTGCTTTAAACTGCTAACGCTTTTGAAAATCAACGCCAACTATCTCGGCCAGCCTCTTTCCAAGGTATTCAGGGAATTTCCTCTTGTTTTTTTGTAAGGAATTACGCATAAAACTCTGAGGCCGTGTTCCATACTTGTATATTGCAAAACGTAAATCATCATGTGTCTTAAACTTTCCACCCTTCATCTTTCTCCACTTCTCCATCTCACCTGCATTCTTTGAATGCTTACTTGCATGCTTATCAGGTAATGATGGAGGCCAATATTGTCTACCACCTACCTTCTTTCCTTTCTTGTTAATACGTTGTGGGCCTGTTCCAAATTCTACATAACGTGCGTATTCTACATTAGTACCAATATATTTTCTAAATGGCTTGTTGTTATCAGAAACAACACTACCAAACAAATCTGAATTAACACCAATATCGTGACGTAAGTTTTCATTAGCACCAGTAGCTATCTTATCTGAAGTATCATTCATAGCAATATTTACTGCTTTATCAAAATTAACTCCCAACTCTTTAAAGAATTTGCGAACAGTAGTGTCTCCTTCTATTCGTATCTTTATCATTTATACCCTAATACCGTATCCATATCATCATCACCATACTTCTTCTTCCACTTCTTTTCTATAAACTTCTCTGCCTTTCTGTAATAGTCTACCCGTGACTTAACTCTCATTTGTCTGCGATGTTCTCTGTCGCCGTTCTTCCAGTCTCTCTCTGACTGACACTCTTGACAAAGCCCACTACCCAAAATGTGAACCCTCATTGCTCCTGCTAAACATTTCTTACATTGTTTCATACTACCCTCGCTAATACTGTTCTCTGATTCGGATGCAACAACGATGTTCCAAGTAATCTTAAACCATATCTTGTTGCTATCTTCTTCTGTAATTCTACTAAGTCATTCATATACAACCCATCCGAAGGAATACTGCGTGCTAAATCCATATGTGCATCACAAGTCCTCGTATCATTTCCTACAATCAATTTGTACTTGTACTGTCTACCTGAAAGTGCTTCGCCTTTTGCATAACCTCTTAGTCTTCCCTCATTGTAAATTGCATTGATTTCAGTCCTTGCTATCCTAACCAGCTTAAAGGTTGATGCATTAGCCACTTGCCGCATGCTATCTACTATAGTAGGTACTCCACTACCCGAAGCAACTCCAGCAACAATAGCGGCCCTTAAACCGTCTGTTAAGTTACTTGCAAATGTCTGATAGTTCTTTGATAGGATTCCTCCTGCTTTCATTGTACGTAGAAAGTCTGTATCGTCTGCATCGAAAGTTGGTTCTGCTTTTGTAAGACCTGGTTCTGTAAACGCAGACCTAACGCCATGTCGATATGCATCATCTATGTCATCCTCAAGTGCTTCCTTCATTCGTGAAGCTATCATAACTGACATATCTTCTACTGAATCTCGTAAGTCGTTAACTGAACTGGCTCGTTTTAATTCTCTGAACTCTCGGGCAACAACTCTTCGTAACTCTGTGGCTGCCGCTTCCATGTATCCAGCCGTTCTTTTTGCTCCTCGGCCTCCAGCGACTCCTGCAAAGGACTTCGAAAATCTTGACGCACCACCTCTGGAGATTGAGGGAGTACTAAGTTTCCATCTTCATCCAAATCCATCTCCACTCCTACATTCTGCATTTGGGTCAATATCTGAGCCTTCAAGTTCATGTTGTTCAAGTACTTGGTCTCATCCTTTTCATTTATATCGTTAAATCTAATCTTCCATGTGTCTACTTCCATAAGCTTGAGTAACGGTTTTAAGAAACCCATCTCAACACATTGCTGTGTTTCCCTAATAGTTCTGTCAAAGATAGTAATCTGTTCTCCTTCTGAGTTCAATCCACCCACTCCTGCTAACTGACCAACTACTAACGGCATAACACCGTAAGAACCATTGATGTCTGCATTGATTCTATCCATGTAAGGTAACATCATCAACTCATCCATGTTAGGCATCACTGGCACAAACTTAGCTGTGTTGCCACCATCTCGACTACTCAAAATGGGAACAAAGTTCGGATTACGTCTTGTTTCTTCTGCAATGTATTCTCCTAATCTATTCAAACTTTCTTCGTCATGGCCTGGAACATCTAAGAAACCTTTTGGTGGTCTTTCCAAACGGTATATCTTGTTTTGAAAATTCTCAATGGCCAGTGCAGTTTCGATTTTCTTGGAAAGACCTATAATCGGCGACTGTCCATACAACCTCGCACTCGCACTATATTTGTTGAAATGAATAACCTCATCCCGCGCAAATGGTATCTTACCATCTTCACTTTCATAGAAGTAAGCCATCGGTTCCAACTTTACACCTGTCTTAGGATTTACTTCACCAGACATGAACTCCCTACTTACAGGGTCAAACATCTCTTCGTCTTCTATAAATCTGCCAAACGCATCTACATTAAATCGCATATGCTTCGCGTCTTCTACCCAAAGTTCTTTGACCACTTTACCGCTAACAGAGCCATCCTCGCTTGCGACACGGTCATATACAACACTTACCCAACAATCATCAAACACTTCCAACTGTCTTATCATTGCTTTGAAAAATTCTGAACCATTAATATCTGCACTACCGTTGGATGGGTCTTTCAATAAACGCTCTACTGTCCTTCTCTGCTCTGGGTCTCCATCATCGCCAATAGCTTGGTACTCCCACCCCTTCGCCACAGATTGGGACGCAATTCGAGTGATAACGGTTCGTAGATGAGAATACCTATCAGCTAATTGTTCTAAATAAAATTGGTCAACGGGCGGAAGTATAGAATTTCTATAAGCTCTCTCTGTACTTACACCTGAATAAACGGGAGTCCTTGCCTCTTTTTCTAAAGTCTGTGCATCCGAAGATACCATGCGCTCTAACGCTGATGCCTTTCTGACTGGCTTGCTCCTGAATCGGTCAAATATTCCCATTATAATCTCTTTTTAATTTGTGGTTCTTCAATATATCTATTCATTATAGATTCTACTAAACGACCTACCGATACGCCTTGTTCCTTTGCTACAGTTTGCATCTTAACTTTCGTCTCTCGACGGATTCCATAAAGTTCAAACCTCTCCATATGGAACGAGAAGATACACTGGTAGCATATAACTTTAATGGATTATATTAACCACGACGCAATTATACCCTACTTTTCGTTGCTCTCAGCGACTTACGAACACTTTTGTATATAAAAGAAAATCATAAAACAACATTACATAAAATCCCAACGGACAAAATGAAGACGTTTTCTTTCCATCTCTTGTATCGCTAATTCGCACATCCAAAGCGACATCACCGCATCTGGCGTATGTCCCTCAAGTCTTCCGTTCTTTCCGTAAACCAATCGACTCAACCCATCAACCAACTTTCGCATCCCTGGTTTGGAGTTCTCTTTTGATGTCTTATCCCAAGGTATTATGTACTTTCCTTGTTCCATTCTTACTGCAATCCCAGGGATTCCTGTGTCTACCTTGTGCTTTTCTCGGCCCGTATTGTGGCCTTCTACTGGAACGCCCTCTAACTGTTGAGCCGCATGTACCACTAATCTCTGATAACCATTAGACTCTACTATAATTTTAAACGGTTTGAATCTGGTACTTAGTTGTCTCAATGTAAGTAACTGTGCATCTAACCACGCATTACCCTGAGCTTGTATCTTACCTGTCCAATTGTAAAGTAGATGTCGCATTCCTGTATCTCGGTTGAAAGCAATTACTGTATAACTCGTCTCATCATTCCGCGTATCCATACCTACGGCAAGGTCTACACCCATTATAGTTTCCCAACCTTCTGGTGCTAAACCCATATTTGCACCCTTGTCTAAACAACTGTTCAACACCTCGTAAGGTATAACTGCACTCTCAGGGTCTAATGGATTTAACATATACTCACTCTCGAAAGCCCTGCTTCCCATTGTGTATTTCTCTTCCTCTAACCTTGGTAACGTCCAATACTCTGGCCACCTCGGAGTCTCATCTTCCAAAAGTGCAGGATGTCTAATCACATTCCATTGCGGACTTTCAGTTACCCAATCCGTCGCATCATTGATTCTCTTCTGTGTTCCAACAAGTAAGATTCTCTCATCGGGAAGTCGCATCGGCATTACAACCCTTTTTATGTAATGTATCACGTTCTCATCAGTTATCGACGGAAACTCTTGCAATACATCATCCAATATTATCATGTGAACGTGCGGCCCTTCCAGTGCTTTACCAATACTTGCAGCGTGAACCCTACTACCATTGTTGAAGTACTTTGCACCTTTACGCCAAGCTCCAACCTCATCACTACTCTTTTTCTTGACCATACCTTGAAGCCTCCAAGACCTGCGACACAATTCCTCAAACTGTTCTAACTTATCCCACGCCTGTTCCAATGTTGCAGATATATACAATGCCCTAAAGTTTCGATTCATAAGCATGTGATATGCTAAATTAGTCAACGCCCAACTGGTTTTCAAATGCCCTCTGGCACATATTATCGCCGTATGAGAGCCTTTTTCAAAGGTTTTCTCCCATTCTGAGTGCATTTCACCCAGAGGAACGAACTCACCAGGCTCTTGTTCCATGTAATTTTCCAATGTTTCATTGATAAACTCCCCCATCGTAATAGGAGTCTCCCGCATCATGCCATACGCTGAACTGATTGCAGCACTCTTCGTCTTGTGGTCTAATTCAAAATCTTCCATACTTCTCTTCAACCAATTTATAGTTGATATTTACCACTATCTCTTTAACATCGTAATCGTGAAACAATATCTCATCTGCAACCTTATGTAAGTTATCAGTCTCAAAAATTACCTTATCATCCTTAACTATACGAATCATGCAAATGCCTCCAAACTCATACTCTCTATCTTACAACGCTTCTTCAATATCTTAATGTATTCTGGATTCAGTTCTATTCCTATTCCCTTTCTTCCCAGCTCGGATGCAACCCTTAATGTAGTTCCTGAACCTGCAAAGATATCAAGCACAACGTCTCCTCTTTTAGTTCCTGCCTTAATGCAAGTTTCTGGTAATTCTTCTGGAAACGTAGCAAAGTGAGCCTCCTTGTAAGGTTTAGTGGTTATCTTCCAAACACTACGCTTGTTCCTGCCGCTACTCTCATTGACCGTTAATAATTCGTGATTGACCATCCCTGTCTGTCTCAGGGCTTTACGCTTCTTAGTATCATTAAAACCATAATTATATCGCTTGAATGATTCTGCTTTGTGGGGTTCTTTTATGGCTTCATAATCGTAATAATACTTAGCAGACTTTGTAAGTAAGAAAATATACTCATGGGATTTCGTCGGCCTGTCTCTTACGGACTCAGGCATCGGATTAGGTTTATTCCAAATTATATCAGAACGAATATACCAACCATCTGCCTGTAATGCTAACGCAACACGCCAAGGGATTCCAATAAGGTCTTTATCTTTAAAAACAGGATGATGTATCAAATCAGGCCGTTTACCGTCCATTGGCTCATCATGGGATTTTCCTCCCGCAATAGTTTGAGGACTACTCGAATATCGCCCTCTTGCTGATGCATAACTGTCACCAAGATTTAACCATACTGTTCCATCTTTTCTAAGAACTCGTTTTACTTCCTGAAACACACCCACCATATTCTCTACATATTCTTCTGGAGTTTTTTCTAATCCTAATTGGTCATCGACACCATAATCCCTAAGCCCCCAATAAGGTGGCGAAGTTACAACACACTGAACACTCTCATCATCCAATGTCTTTAAGACTTTTCTAACATCTCCTTCTAAAACTTCAGGCCTCATTGTAATATCCATTGACCCATGCCATCCCACGTATAAATATCAAACCACTCCTTATAGTCAAAACGATTGAATAAATACAACTTTGCTACCTTTTCATCGCTGTCGTAGTAGGTTTCACCCCCATTTACACGCTTAAAATCACAAATCTTTAACAATTTCTTCAAGTTTTTGACCTCTATGACCCATAAATGCTTATCTGATATGTTAGGAAAGTAATACGCAAAGTGTGTTGCCTTTGTTTTTCTTATTCCACTCGGCTTTCCACGACACATGTACTCTATCGCCATATTTCCCGAACCTCCTTTGCCCCAGTCCTTTTCCCAATAGTCTGTTTTTACCTCAAACGTTATTGGCTCCTCGTAGTCGTTTTGGAAAAGTATGTCATAACGCTCATTGTTATTGAATTTTATAAACTGTTTCTGCATAACCACCTCCACAAAGTGCCTAACTGCCTCTTCTCCCTTATGGCCATCCACTAAATCCTTCTCAAAATCGTTATTCATAGTAATAACTTCTCCGTAAACTTCTCATTTGCGTTAATGACCCGTATCTCTAACGGATAATGACGGTTTTTTCTAACCAATGACTCTTTATTTTCCGTATTTACCACCTCATAGATGATTCCTGCGTCCGCATCTATCACATCCGCCCGCAATCCCGTGTCATCAAAGATGGCCTCAGTATAAAACTCATGACCCCATCCCTTTAATGCCTTGCAAATTTGAAACTTCATATCAATGTGAGCGTCCGTCTCATTAGAACTCCAACGAAACGCATTACGATTTCGATTACTCATCCGAAGTAACCTACTTACTTTGTTTCTCTGCTCCTGCTTCCTCATATTTCTTCCTCATCCTACTACTGCACGCCAAACACGTAACCTCATCATCTACATCAGATGCCCGTAAATCCATACCACCCTTGTGACTATCTACATAACGACCACACGATGTCCAATTATCATGCTTCCAATGATACTTGTGTACCACCCTACCCACGATTACCTACCATCTCACCCATTATAGGTGTATAAATCTCATCCATCCTGCACTTGTAACAATCCTTCATCGGACGACCTTCCTTCTTCTCACTGTAAATGAAATGCTCCTTATCTATCAAACGATGCTCCTCTTCCCAACGCTCTCCACACATAAAACAACAAAAACGCCACTTCATCGTCTTACTCCATTCCTGTCATAACAATAACCACAACGAATCTTCTTCGTCAATGGGTGTTCCCACTCTACACTCTTACAATGCTCGCACTTCACTTGCTCCACTCCTTAAACTTCTTCTCCCAATCCTCTCTGAACTTAGACACCTTCGGTGTCGGCAAAAATATACCATCATCATGCTGAATTCTGCGCCTCATCCTACTAACGGTCCCCTTATCAGGCGCAAACTTCAAAAGTAAATACAAATCAGAAAGAAACCGCTCCTCATTATCACTACGATGCTCTTTAGGTATCTCCCGATAGTAATCCCTCAATATCATAAAAAATAACTCCACATCACTGTCCCTCGTATGCGGATAATCCCTAAGATAACGTATCACATACTTCTTCGTAGTATCCAAATCTCCAAACCACTCCTTCATTTTAACAACCCCAAACACCGCTTGCAATTTACAAATTTCAATCCCCGCTTCTTCATACTCGAATACTCCTGGGGTGTTACCTCATAACCACACCTACTCAAATGCGCTACCTTACTCGCTGCGTGTCTTTTGTGCATCCTTCCTCCTTATTGTCCACCACATTACTATCGCCAATGCTATAGTTACAATCCCTATCGAAACAAACACACTTAATAAAAAATCACTCATTCTTCTCCTCCACCATCTCCTCTATCATACTCTTCATCAAAAGAATCAGCATATTAATCCCCATCTCAAAAGCCTTCTTCACATTACGCCTATACTTCATCACATTATCCTCTCGTATCTTCAACGCATGCTGTATCAAATCATCCAACTGCACTATCCACAAATCTCGTGCATCAGTCATCTATCTGCTCCATACACCACCTCTGTAAATCTGCCAACGCACCATGATAACCCGATAAATAATCCTTCAATGAACTATCCGTATGTGGCGCCCAATCCTTATCGTGTATGTCATCCTTCAATCCCGACATCTTGCGCTTCGCAAAATTCCGAACCTCAACCAATCTTAACTCCTTTTCCAAATGAGCCTTAGTCCAAACATGACCCTTCTTCCAATTACTCTCACTCATAAACCATCCTCAGCACAATCCCAACACACTTTATTGTCTAAAGGCTTCAAATGAATCATACAATGTATTTTGCGTTTACCATCCTCATCAACAAACCATCGGGTTTTAAATTTTCTAAACGGGTCTTGTAATACCTCCATAATCATAACCCCTCCTCTAACCTACTAACGTAAGCCATCAAAAACTTCTGACGTATAATCATAGGCATCTCACTCTCATCCAATGCATACTCTATACATTTACTAATATGCTCAACTACACTCTCCCTATCCGCATTCAACGCCTGTAACTTACTCTGCATCTCTGTCAATTTCGCAAACTCGTGACCACGTATGTCAGCACCCTCCTTTATTCGCATCCTATCCAAATACTCCTGACGTACCTCCTCAATCTCACCCAACTGCTTGCCAATGTAATCCTTAACCCTGTGCTTAGTCTCCTGGACTATCTCATACTGAACCTCTCCCTTTATCTCATCCCAACCAAGCTTCTTAGCCCAATTACTAATAGTGTTCTTATCTATCTTCTTTACCTCATCAAAACGTAAAGCCAACTCCTCCGCTATCTGACGCAAATCTGTCCCCTGTAAATACAACTCCATTGCCGCATTCTTTACCGCCAAACCATACTGCTTCTTCTTCTCAGGCTTCTTCTCAACAACTACATCTGCCATCTTCATTCCCTTCATGGCCTGTAACAACTTCTTGCGCTTCTCACTCGTCATTCAACGTTCCCTTCTTCAACTCAGCATAAGCCCACAATGCATCCCATAACTGCTCCTGCATACTCGTGCCCTCCTGCTCCGCTAACTTGCGTATCGTCCCTAATGTCTCTATCCTATCCTCATGCCTACCAACACTCAATAAGTGAGTCTCTGGTTTCGGCTTGCCCTTAGCATACCCTGTCATAAGGTCGCTATAAGCCCCTCCCATATAAACCTAACCTAAAAAAAAATTAGCGACTCACGTTTACAAATGTTAGAAAATTTATAGATTACCTACCTTCAGAATTATACCCCACCCCCAACACATGAAACCCCGCCCCACCTTTAGGCCCGAAGAGAACCTAAGATGATGCATCCCCTTGGT